TGGAGACGGCATGGAAATATATCGGGATAAATGGGGAATAGTCATTGATGATTTAGAGCCTGAAACATTGGCGGCAATTCCAGAAAGACTAAAGAAAATAAAGATAACTGAAAAGATGAGAAATGATAATGTTCTGGAGAAAGAAAGAGATAAATTTGAATATATAATTAATGTGGCTTTAAAAGAAGCAAAGAATAAAGATAGAAAAATATATAATATTGACAAAAATCCTTTTCGGGTTTCTATTAAAAATCCCTTTGAAAAGAAATATCCCATAAAAATAACTGTTGAAAATAAAACTCCTTCTCCAATAACAAGAATAAACCGAATATTCTTACCTAAGAGTATATCGGAAGTCTTTTCAGTAGATAAAATGGATTATAAACAATTGAGAGCACATATTAATTTGATAATAAAAGAAGTGGAGGTATAGTAAAATGCTATACGAAATGGTTGTGAAGAATAAGATAGGAGAGAATATTCACCGAGCGGAAAAGACCTTTAAGGCAAGGGGAACATCAAAGGTTATAATTGACGAAGCAGGGTTTAAGGAAGTTAGAGCTTGCAGTAATTTGGCGATTGAAAAAATCTTCTTTGTCTGTCCTCATTGTAAAAAAACATTTGATAAGAAAAGAGGTTTTCATACCCATATCAATATGGCACATCCGGAGTTTTCTTATAGGTATAAAAAGGAGTGGTGATGATCATGCAGGATTTTTATTCTACAGTAATAGATGTTAAAAAATATACCGGGTTGACTTATGATAAATTGGATTTAGACAACGAACCCGCTTTAGATACTTTGTTAGAGAGCTGGTTAAAACAGATAGCCAGTTTAATAAATAATAACAGAAGTAGAAACTATGCCAGAGATTTAATAAGCGGGGATGAATTTCCAATAGAGATTTGTGAGGAATTATGGACTGCTGATGCCTCTGGGGTAGTAGTATCCCTTCAGGAGCACCTTGCCGATTTGGATGCGGAATTTGAATTGCCTAAACCGGATGAAGAAATCTCCTGTATTCACTTTTCATTGCCTGCTGTTATTAGCAATAATGTTTTGATTGCACATAAAAGTATAGATGCAGATAAGCAAGATTTAAGCTTGGCAAAGATTATGAAATTCTATATTCAAGTATCCGGCGATATAGAAGCTGGTAAGCTGGCAATTATCTTATCTGCCAAAGAAGATTGTTCTACTGTTTTAAAAACCTTACCTATCCCTTCTTTGGTAGAAGATGAATGGAAACATCTATCTAAATATTTAGGGCAAGATTCTACTTTGAGTGCAGTAAAAGGTATAGGGTTAAAACATATTAACGGAATGGCGGGAATGGATATATACCTGGATACCTTCACGGGCTTAAAGATACCTGAAGGAATACATAATATAGCAAAAAGAATGTGCGGTAATATGGTAGCTCTGGCTTTAAGTAGGAGAGAATCGGGAGTTTATCGAGTAGATGATTGGAATGTAAAGATAGCACTTGACCAGATATTCACTCCTGAAATAAAAAAAGACTTATATCAGTATCCGGCAAAACCTAATTTTAGATTTACAAGGGTAAACAATGACGATTAGTTATGAATTTAATCAAGAGCAATTAAATAAGTTTTTGGCCATTCCCAGAGAAGCAGGGATAAAAGGATTCAAATATATCGCTGCTGAATTATGGGGTTCAATGAGAAAAGAATCTCCTGTTGATCATGGGGCTTTAGCCGGAAGCTGGCAGTTAACCAAATTAGGTGATTTTGAATATAAAGTAGTCAGTGATAAAACTTATGCTTTAGCAGTAGCGACAGGATCGGGAGTTTTTGGACCAATAGGCCAGCCATATCAAATAGTTCCTAAAACTAAACAATGCTTACATTTTATCTGGCAAGGAAAAGAGATATTTGCTAAAAGTGTGTGGATACAGGGGATGAAACCGAATAATTATATCGGAAGGTCAATAACAAAGACTGAAAGCAGGGTAGATGAATTTGTAAGGATAGCTTTAAAGGAGTGTGGAGCATGAAAGAAAAATTATTAGAAGACGCCTTTGATGAAATAATTGATTCTATCTGTAAGACTTTAGAAGACAAAATTCAGACAGGAGAATATCTGGATACAGCAAGGGCAGTTTATCGGGGAGATAGAACAGTTAAAGCTCCTAAAACTCCTTGCCTTTGGGTATTCCCGGATGTAGGAGTATGTGCCCATCCGCCTGCAACCTTTATGGAGAGTTGGACATTACCGATAAGAATAGTTTCAGTAGTTCATTCCAATGATTCAGAAGAAGGATTTAAGGCCGCTAATAAATTGGCAGCCAAAGCAAGATATTGTATTTTGCAGAATAGGACTTTAGGATTAAGAGAATTCGTACAGGATACAAGAAGCGATAGATTTGAATATTCAAACCCCGGATATGTCATGGGGAATTTATATTCCGCAGTAGCTATTATAGTAGTTACTTTTAATATTTTAGAAAAAGGAGAGTGATTTGAAATGAGATTACGATATGTAGGATTTACAGAGGAAGCGACTTATAGACCTGTTACGCCGCCGGCAGCAGTTTTTCATGTGGATATAGCTTCAGCTTCTTTGGATGTACCGTCTGATCCTAACTTGCATTTTGAGGGCGGGTTATACAGGGGACTAAAAACAATTAGACCGGGTTATTACGTTCCTACCGGAAATATAGTTTACCCTGCTGATATCAGAACCATAGCTTATATTTTGAAATGGGCATTGGGAAACTATAAATTTACGGAGGGTTTGGCCGGTATTAACACTCATGAGATTTGGAGTGTTGAGGAATTAGTATTGCCTTCTTTTACCGCAAGGTTAGGCAAGGATAATTTTGAGCATATCTTTACGGGGTGCATTATCAACAGCTTGGAATTAAAAGTAGAAGGAGAATATTTTTACCTGACTCTTGATATAGTTGGGGGGAAAGATTCCAAAGGAGATTTACAGGCAATAGGAGATTTAATACTACCTGTTGAATACCCTCTTTCATTTGTTGACACCAGTATGGTTTTGGGAGAAACTGCCTATAGCTGCAAGTTTAAAACTTTGACTATTAAGATAGCCAACAATTTAGCTCCTGATGCCGGAAAAGGATTTGGAAGTAGGTTCCCCTGTAGATTACCTGTAGGTGCAAGGAATGTCAATATAAGCGGCGGGTTATTTTTTGAGGGCAGTACCCAATATGAAAGCTTCTGGGGAGATAGTGCCGGAATTTCAGTTAATGTACCGGTAGAAGAATCTTTGACCTTAACTTTGGATAGTGGAGATTATGGAAGCATGAATTTGGTATTACCGAGATTTTACTTTTCACAGTTAACCACACCGGTTGCCGGAAGATCTGAAATTACTCAAGGCTTTAGTGCAATAGGTTTGGTAGATACAGTTGAATTGGCTGATGAAACCGAAGTAGATACCGAAATTTTGGCCACAGTATTAAACGGGGCAGATGATTTAGATGAGGATATCGTTAGCTGATAGAATAGGGCAGAATACCCCAAATTTTTAATGTAGTAAAGAATATTCGATATTACCTGATAGATTGTAAGAGTATAAGATAAAATCAAGGGAGAACGATAATGGGAAACGAAAGAGTAGTCTTAACGAAAGAGATGATTCTCAAGGGAAAAGATAAGACTTGTTTCATAAAAGTAAAAGGTTTTGAAGGAGAACTCGAAATCAGACCATTGACAGAATTAGCCTGGTCTGAAGTAAAGGCTTTGACGGGTAAGGAAACAGAAGTTTCTTTGAGTGCAGTATTAAATAAAGATGGTCAATTTGATAAAGAAGCGACTGCTAAAAATGCCAGAGTAAAATTAAACATGATGAACGTTAGCAGGAATGAATTCGAGCAGGAAGTTATCATCTTAAAATATGGTTTAGTAGAACAATGGACAGAAGATGAGATACGTTCAATTTCCCCTCCGGGAATAATCAGTAAAATTGCTGAAGAGATATTAAAGATTAGCCAGTTATCAAAAGAAGATATAAAGGACATAAGCTTTTTTCGCTCGAAGTGATGAAGGGCAGACAATACTAACTTTCCATTTAAATGGAATTCCCTTCATTACGCGGTATCAAGATTTAACCGAACATCAGAAGCTTTTTTTTAAGATGGCCTTTACAGAATATAATAACCAAACCATTACGGCTATGCAAGACAAACCAATAGAAACTTCTAATAATAGAACTGATATGAATAATGAAATTCGCAAGAAAAAGGAGTTAAACAATGGCAAACTTAGTTGAAGTTTTACTAAAAGCAATAGACGGAGTTTCTCCTGTAGTAAAAAATATAGCCTCTGAAACCGATAAAGCCAATAAAGATATGGCTGAAAAGTGGAGTAAAACAGGTGGGGCAATGCAGCCCGTAGGAATAGCGGCTGTAGCTATCGGAGCTGGGATAGAATCTCTGGCCAGAAGTAATGCTCCATTACTGGAATCTACCAGAAGATTGGCTGATTATCTGGATATGGATAGTAAGGCCATGCAGCAATTGGTTATAGATACTTCTAATGTTTCCTTCCCTTTAAATGAAGTTTTAACTTTAATGGAAACTGGCGCAAGGCTGGGTTTAGATAGTGCTGAATCCTTAAAACAATATGCTGAATTCTGGGATATGGTTGGAGACGCCACAGGAGAAAGCTCAACAGCTTTAGCAGAAGCAGGAGTATCCTTAAAAGCTTTGGGTATTTCTGCAGGGGAAGAAGGGAAAGCTCTTAATGCTTTTGGATTTATACAAAGAAATACCACTATGGAAGTTGGAGAATTTATTAATTCTATCGGAAGACTTGCTCCAGAAATGAAACAACTGGGAATCGGAGTAAATGAAGCGGCAGTTATAATGGGAATATTACAGCAAGAGTTTGGAATGACTTCACGAGTAGCCATGCAGGAATTCAGGACAGCAGTTACTTCAGCAGACGGTGATATAGAAAAATTAAAAACTACTCTGGGGATTACAGGAGATATGTTCGATACCTATTCCCAAAAGGTAGCGGAAAGTTCGGAAATCATCTCTGAAAATGCCAAAAGGAATAACGAACTTCTGACTCCCATGCAAAGCTTACAACATTGGTTATCAGAATTAAAATATAGTATGGGAGATTTTATTGCAGGGGCGGCTAACTATGCTCCTGCTATCACAGGGATAGGAAGTGCCATGACTATTGTTGGAACTATAATGAAAAGTAGTTTTCTTCCTCAAATTATATTAGCCACTAAAGCAGTCTGGGCTTTTACTGCATCCATACTTGCGAATCCTTTGACTTTCTGGATAGGCGTTATCGGATTAGTAATAACATCTTTAGTGTTGTTATGGAAAAATTGGGATAACATAACCGAATGGATAAGCAGAAAGATTGATTGGATAGTAGATAAATTTCAATGGCTTGGGGATAAAATAAAATGGGTAGCTGAAAAATTAGGGATATACAAAGAAAAGACAGTTGAAATAGTAGAAGCGACTGATAAATTAGGGGGATCGGCAGATAAAGCGAATACTTCATTAGATACTATGAAAACTACTACTGAAGGAGCAGGCGTAGCGGTTGGAGTTTTAGCAGAAGGGAATATAGCTTTAGGAGAATCTTTAGATGGGATAGCTGAAAAAGCAGCAATAGCTTCTGATTCTATTAAGCTTTACGGTGATGATATAGCAGAAAATTATGTTCAATTAGCAGGAAGGGCAACGGATTCATGGGATGACTTCTATGCCTTTTGGGATGCGGAAGCCAAAAGAACAGCAGGGGAAATTAACCAAACGGTAACAACTGTTATAGATAAAATGGGAGTAGCACACAAGGTATGGACAGATATAGCGGCGGAAGTAGCTTCTACTCCAACAGCGAAACCTTCAAACTTATATAAAATAGTAGATAAAGAAGGAAAGACTTTAGGAATTCAGAGTGGAAACATAATAAGTCAGGCCATGAAAGATGAAGGGATTACTTTAGTCAAGCTCCATGAAGGCGGTCAAGTAAGAACTGCTATTCCAGGTGGAGAAGGTTTGGCACTCTTAAAAGATAAAGAAATAGTTAGCACTCCAAAACAAGAAGCAATGAATAAAGGTAACCAGATTAATTTAAATATTAACGCCGGGGCTTTTCAATTCAATGCGAATAAAATAGATGAAAATTCTATCAGGAATTCAGGTAAAATTATATTTGATGAACTTTACAGTCAATTCAGAGCACATGGCATTGTGCTGGCAAGGGGGTAAGATATGGATATCAGTTTGGGTATTTTAAGTTTAGAAACAGAATTCAATTTTGCAATAGTAGAATATAGTTATCAATTGCATGGAACGGTTCACACTACTCCCTCCGGAGCTAAAAGGGTTCAATATGCCAAAGAAGATAAGTATTTATTTACCATTAAATTAACTTACGTTGATAATGATATCTGGGAAGATGTAGAAGCGGAAATAAACAATAGTAAACTTTATGATTTGAATTTAATAATCGGGACTGATAATTATACAGTCAGATTTGTACCTGAAATAATCCCTAAAACTCCCATATTGGGTACAGCAGAAGGATACGATATCACATTTCATTTGCAGGAATGTTAGGTAAAATATGAATATGAAAACAATAAAATTATATCAGAATAAAGAATGGTTAGAAGAGAAATATATAAAAGAAAAATTATCAACTTATCAAATTGGTAAATTATGTAATACATATCATGGGCATATAAAATATTGGATAAAGAAATATAATTTCCCAATACGTTCTATTAATGATTCTATGCATTTGTATCGGAGAAAACAAATAAATGATGATAGATATTGTAATAAAGAATGGTTAAGGAATAAATATTTGGAAGAGAAATTAGATTCTCCAAAGATTGCTGAAATATGTGGAGTAAAAAGTCCAAATACTATTAGACATTGGTTAAAAGAATACAGTATTAAAATACGTTCTATATCAGAAGCTATCCATTTGAAATGTGGTAATCATTGTAATTTATCTCAAGAAGCAATCGAATGGATAAACGGTGAACTTTTAGGAGATGGATGCTTGGCTTCTCAATCATTATGTTCAGCACATTTTCAATATGGTTCTAAATATTTAGAATATATAAAACATATATCAGATACACTAACATCTTATAATATAAATCAATTAGGTAATATAAGAAAATACTGTAATAAAGAATGGGGAAATTATAGTTATAGTTATAGTTCATCTAATTATGCAGAATTATATCCTATTTATAAACAATGGTATCCCGAAGGTAAAAAAATAATTCCAAAAGATATAGAACTTACTCCATTAACTTGCAGACAATGGTATATCGGAGATGGAAGTTTGGATTGTCAGAAAAAACAAAAACCTTGTATTAAATTAGCTACTTGCGGATTTACTATTTCCGATGTTAATTGGATAATAAAGGAATTAACAAAATTGGGATTCAAAGCAATGAGACAAAAATACAATAATACAATTAGAATTTCTACCTATTCTACCAAAAAATTTCTTGATTATATTGGGAATTGTCCAACAAAATGCTATCAATATAAATTTGATTATTATAAAAAAGACAAAGTAGGTGAGTATCATACAATCAATATCTCCTCTTGTAATTAAAGACTTTGAAAAATCGGCATTAATTATTCTGGGCAAGGCTGAAGTGGATAGTAACGGGCTGGGTAATTTTGTTGAATTAGAAGAAGTAACAGACTTTAGCATTCAGTCTAATATAACCAATATATTCCAGAATACTTGTGCAATGTCCTTCAGTATTAATCTTACCAATACGAAAGATAAATATTCCTTATATGATAAAGGGGCAAGCCATTATGGATATATCAAAGAAGGAAGGAAGATAAGATTATATATTGGGGCTACTTTAAAACCTGATGCAGGAGTCCATGCTGATTATTATTGGAGTTGGATATATGGAATTATAGATAAACCATCCATGAGTTATAGTGAAACTTCTGAAATGTGTAGTATTACCGGAAGAGATTATATCGCCTACCTATCAGAAACCTATTTAAAGAAACTTTGGTGGGGAACTAATTTAAAATTTAATGTGGAAGCTGACAAGGAAAAATATTCAATGCCTATTAATTGCACAGGAATATATCGGGTATTTTTAGACAAGACAGGAACCAGAACAGCATTTAAAGAGATTACTTTAAATAGCGAATATACCTACGATTGGCAAACTAATGAATTGGTATTCCTTATCCCAAGCGTACCGACAGAAAATGCAGCAGGCTGTTTGTGGATATATTATCATACAGCTATAAACGTAGCGACTTTAGTAGCTGATCTTTTAACCGAAGCAGGGATCATGAATGCATCAGAAAGATATCTCTGGCTGGCCAATACGAATCTATGCACACCAACGTCAAAGACCATCCAAAGAGCCTGGTTTGAATCTGGAACGAATTATATCACAGCCATAAATATGCTAACCGAG